AACAAGGACCACTTCCACTTCGACGCCAACAAGCACATTTGGCAGACGATGGTGGATATGTGGTATGACAAGAAAGCCATCGACCTTCTGACGCTAACCTGCGAGTTGCGGAATAAGGGTCTGCTGGAAGAAGCGGGTGGAGAGCAAGGGATCACCGAGATTTATACGGTTGTCCCTACATCCGCCAACTGGGATGTCTATCTCCAGACTATGGAAGATGTGATGATCCGCAGGAGGATTCTTCTAACCTGCAAGCAGATTTTTGTGGATGCGTTCGACAGAACGATTGATCCAGAAACTCTACAGGAAACAGCCAGCAAAGAGATCACTGGAATGGTATCCACCAAGACCGATGTTCGCGTTGCTAAAGATGTCCTCACATCCTGCGTGAATCGCTGGGAGGATGCCGCTAGAACGAACGGAGAGATCAACCGAGGGCATCCATCAGGCATAAGCAAGTGGGACAAGGCTACGCGGGCTTTTAGGCCCAAGACGCTGCATGTAATCGCTGGTGCTGCGAAGGCAGGCAAGACAACCTCTGCGTTACAGATGGTGACGAATCCTACGGTCCAGAGCAATGTTCCAATTGCTATCATTTCGATGGAGATGTCTGCCGAGGAGATCATGGACAAGCACATCGCCTGTATCTCAAACATCGCTCTCTCAGACCTACTGGACGGCAAGCTACGCAAAGAGGATCATATGAGACTTTCAAAAGCTATATCTGAGACTATGAATCGCCCGATCCATATCGTTGACGAGGCTTGCATGAATGTGAACCAATTCCGTGCTAGGTGCAGGAGGCTAGTCGCAGAGCATAAGGTAGAGATCATCATGGTTGACTATGCCCAGCTAATGGAGGGCAGCGATCCCAAGAACCGCGAGCGTGAGGTAGCAGAGGTATCTAGAACTGCGAAGATCGTCGCAAAGGAACTGAATGTCTGCATCGTCCTTCTCGCACAGCTAAACGAGCAGGGAGCCGTCCGTGAATCTAGGACATTCTACATGGACTGCGATTCCTTCACGCGAATCATTCAAGACGAAGAATCGAAGAATCCAGAAGATTACTTGATGCAGATCACGCACAACAGGCATGGCGCCGCGATTTCCATACCTATGAAGTTTATCAAGCATCAGGCGAGGTTTGAGCAGAGAATTGTTCAACAATAACTTGATTTTTAAAGGTGATGGAATATACTGATTTTACTTGCAGGCAGGTGGACGACACGACTGGCGCGGCCTCTCAAGGAAGCATACTTGCGACAGTGGGATGGGCGGCTAATGATAGCCCTAGACTCCCGAAAGCCCGCACCTGAAGGATGCGCGTATCCGTTCCTGCAAGTAAAAACACACTCGCTGCTCCTCTAGCCTTGCAATGAGCATAATGGGCGAGTATAAATAAATTGATCTTTCATAGTGGGAGGCTGCAACCTCCTCTTTCTAAACTAACCGAATCATCGTCTTACAATATGCGTTTGGGCATTGAAATGGCGATGGCAATCTTTGAATAATTTACTGATCGGTAATAATCGTCAGGAATAGTAAAATAAGGCTGGCGATATTACCGAGAAGGAATACAATAACAATCCTATGAAACTAAAGAACGCAGAAGATAGGGCTGCTCGCATTCAAAGCGTGAAGTCGCAAACTACCGGAGCTGGGAAGGGTGACAGACCTCGCCCTATTACGAAGAAGTATTGGGATAACTACGACCAAATAGATTGGAAGAAGAAATGAGCGACGATATTAAGATCGCAATTTCTCCCGAATCTTGGAACCGCGTTGTCCGTGAGCGCGACGAGGCGCGGGAGATAATAAAAATTGTAGCGCAAGATAAAGATAAAATCATTGAACAACTTATCGTAGAACGGGACTCTAACAGAAAAGCATTTGAAACCTTACGAGGTCTTTATTCTAATGAGATTACTAAGAATATAAATATATGAAACACACATATCATATACTAGGCTTGCCGCATACCGTTAGTAGCAAGGTATTTAACGCTTGCGCCTACACGCAGAAGGTGGTGAAGTTCGGTAAGATGATGACCGAGCGAGGGCATACAGTCATCCACTACGGACACGAAGATAGCGACCTGCCCTGCACGGAGCATGTGACTGTCCTCACGAATGACGACTTCATGCGAGTGTATGGAACGCACGACTGGCGCAGTAAGTTCTTTACATACAATACACAGGATGATGCGTATCAAACATTCTATAAGAATGCCATCCGCGAGATCGGTAAGCGTAAGCAGAAGAATGATTTCCTATTGCCGTTCTGGGGTAGCGGAGTAAGGCCGATATGCGATGCTCATCCTGATATGATCGTCGTTGAACCGGGCATAGGATACGCAGGTGGACACTGGGCTAGGTGGAAAGTATTTGAGTCCTATGCCATCTATCACGCCTTCTGTGGGTTGCAGAATGTAGGCCAATGCCGACAAGACTGGTATGATGTAGTTATTCCTAACTATTTCGATCCAGAAGACTTTACTTACTCCGCAGACAAAGAGGACTACTTCCTGTATATGGGGCGAGTCTATAACGGCAAGGGAGTTAATGTTGCTATCCAAGCTACAGAAATTGCTGGCGTTAAGTTAATTATCGCTGGACAGAAAGAAGAGGGCTACAAGCTGCCGGATCATGTGGAGTATATCGGATACGCAGATGTCGAGACTCGCAAGCGCCTTATGTCGAAAGCCAAGGCTAGTTTCCTGCCGAGTATGTATGTCGAGCCGTTCGGGGGAGTTCAGATCGAAAACTTGTTATCTGGAACCCCAACGATAACGACTGACTGGGGCAGCTTCGCAGAGAACAATATCCACGGCAAGACTGGCTACCGCTGCCGGACTATGGGGGACTTCGTAGATGCGATCAAGAATATCGATCAGATCAAGCCAGCCGACTGCCGCAAGTTCGGAGAGAACTTCACGCTGGAGAAGGTAGCCCCGATGTATGAGAAGTATTTCGAGGATGTTCTTGATGTGTATACAGGCAAAGGCTGGTATGCGGAAGGCAACGGACTAGACGCAATGAAGCGGGATTATGTTTAACAATAATATGGAAGCACAATTCAAGGTTGGTGATGAAGTATCGAAAGTCGGAGGAGACTACCGATTCGACGGCATCGTAAGAGCCGTCTTTACGAAGGGGTCTGGATCAATCCGCCTAGTCGTAGAGGATGACAGGGGAATCTTGCATATTTACTCGGAGAAGAACTTAAAGCACAAATGAAAATACTAGCTTTTTTACTAACTGCTCTTTTTGTAGGATTAAAACTAACAAATCACATTGATTGGTCTTGGTTTTGGGTATTGTCACCGCTATGGATTTGGGTATCAATTATTATTATTTTGTTATCTATGCTTGGAGCAATTGCTATAATTAAGAAATGAAGATTAAGATTTATATCGGCAAGAACGACGATCTGCCAAATGTGGATAGATCGCTTGCTGTTCTTAGAGGTAAGCTGGATAAATGCTGGGACAATGTGATTATCGTTAATTCCAGCAGCTCGCAGTTTGAATACCCTGCACTGAAGAGGATATGGGATGACAGTCAGACAGATAGCTTCTACGGCCTGTATCTGCACTGCAAGGGAGCCAGCAAGACGGATGATGAGCAATTCCAGAATGGGATAGCTTGGCTGGAATATATGCTATATGGGCTGGTTGATAACATGGACCTATGCTTGGATCACTTGAGAACCGGAGCCGATTTGGTTGGGTCGATGTGGTATCGCCACTTCAAGGGGAATTGTTTCTGGTTCAAGAGCGAGTATATCCGTGGGTTGATGAACCCGATGACAATGGATACGAACAACAGGTATCAAGCAGAGTATTGGTGTTCACAAAACTACTGGTGGGGAAGATACAGGTATCCCAAGGTAATGAACCTGTTTTATCTTCCGCTGGAGACAGATAACGACTTTATCAAGCTAAAGCGGGAGAATTACATCCCAAGTCTAACATCTAGGAACGAGTGCAGAAATATATCGGAAGTCATTGCAAAAAAGAATTATTCTGTTTACAATGAGTTGAATCTATCGTGGAACGACTTCGACTCGTTCAAGGATGAGATAGTAAAACACACAAACTACAATTCAGTTGTAACAATTAAATGATAAAGGGATTCAATATTAAGTCAGAGCTTCCACCCGATCACTGGGGAGATTGCGATCCAATCGGTAAAACGATACTCGATCTAGGGTGCGGAAGGTGGACCATGGCTAAGCTGGAAGAAACAACCCCATCATACTTTATAGAGCGCGGTGCTAAGAGGGTAATCGGAGTCGATATACTTAAACCAGAGATTGATTACTACAATTCGTGCGGACTCAATAATTGCGAATTCATACTAGACGATCTTGGCTCCAGCGACAAGATAAAGAAGATTATCTCGGATAACGGAATTGAATCCATTAAGTGCGACATCGAAGGAGCCGAAGTCAATCTACTGCAATTGAGCAGCGAAGACATGAATCAAGTAAAAGATATATGGATCGAGTATCACGGCTATCCTATAAAGTCGCTAGTCGAAGAAAAGCTAAAGGAATGGGGATTCCGTATATATGCTATCGGATACTTGCATATCGACGGATACGGTGTGATCTTCGCTAATAAATGAGCATCCTGCAATCCGCAATCGAGGCAACAGAGGGAGATCGCAGGAGGGATTACGACAGTCCGTTGATAAACCACGAAAGGATAGCAAAACTCTGGAACGCATATCTGGATTGCCGCGCAAAAGACGCTGGAGAACCAATCTCGGCATTAGATGTAGCGCATATGATGATACTGCTAAAAATCGCTAGGGCTTGCAAAATCCCAACACGGGACACATATGTTGATATTGCCGGATACGCCAAGTGCGGAGCCGAAATCGCAGGACACGAAATATGACACAAGCAGACAAAATCCTAAAAGACCTAGACAAAGCACTAGCCAGTCTGGATAAGCCTAACTTCGATTTGCAGAAAACCTGCGATACCGTAAACAAAGCCTGCAAGTTCCTAGTCGGGATAATCGAACAAAACGCTAAAGAGAAGGAAGACCTAGAGGCAGAGCTAGACGATATGGAAGAAGCTGTAGATGCCCTAGTCGAGGAAAACGAGATTATGCAGGTAGACATCCAGATCATCCTAGAATTCCTCAAGAAGAGCGGGATCAACATGTCGTATGTCGTCACAAAGTCCGACATAGCCAAGAAAGTCAAAGGCAAGTCGCCTGAATAGCCTAATTACCCTTTTTACGGTAAACCCAGCAGGACTACTATCAATCCCGCAATGCAAAAGATATACATCCTAACAGAGGGACGCGCAGGAGAGAGGATAGGTATCCCGCTAGCTGCATTCACAACAAGAGCAAATCTGCGTAAGTTCGTGAAAAATGAATACAGTGAAGCAAAACTCGTAAAGAGCGAGAACGCAGGAGAACTGTATTGGCAAGTAGGCGATCTTCACCTCAGATGCGGTGAATCAATATTCCTGATAGAAGACGACCAGTCTGCAATACCGCTAGATTAGCGTATAAGCCCGTATAAGCGAGGATAGGTAGAGAAACGCTACATTGCCGCAGTAAGGCAGGAAAACTCGTTTAACGGGCAAATAAACGCAAAAGATGCCCCTATAGCTCAACAGGACGGAGCGACGCTCTTCTAAAGCGTAGGTTGCTGGTTCGAGTCCAGCTAGGGGTAAGTGGTTGAGAAGGCGAGATAATATAATTTTATTTTTTATATTTTTCTTAGGGTCTTTTTTTACGCGACATGCACACGCGCCGCCCCCCACCCACCCCCACCCGTGTGGTGGTCTACGCTCCGCCGCTCCGCTCCGCCGTCCGCCTCCCGCTAGTGTATAGCCTCCCGCTTGTCTATCCTCCCGCATCACTAGCCTATGTCATGCGGAGGCAGGAGGATTAAATGCGTTTGAGCTTGTGCAACTCTTTGATGCTCAATATAACTTCACATAAGACCGCTAGTAGATAGTGGAAAACCTTTGCGCTAGAATGCCGCTAGATTGCGTTTGATGGACTGGCAAGGGTAAGACTAGCGGGAGGGTTTGCCAGAAACCGCCGTGGGGAAAATCCGCCTTGCCGATCCGCACGCTTTTCCGCACGCTAGCTTTCCACATTCACTTGTTCACTTTGTTCATTCGTTTCATTTAAAAATGAAATCTCGTTTTCTATCTCGTCGGCAAATCCTGCCCATCTCCGGCAAAATCTTCCCGTTTACTAGGCAAGAACTGCCATGGCATAGAAAATGCTGTGCGTCCTTTCGCTGTCTTTTCCCTAGTGTCGGAATGTTGGCATACCTCCTGCTATGCTATTGGCAAGCGGGAATCAACCCGCGATTCAACTAAACCAATAGAAAAAACCTATGACACTAGAAAAGAAAATCAGCCAACTCCTAAACGAAACCAATCATCCCGCAAACGCCCGCTTTGAGGTTGTAGCCTTTGAACTATGGGGCAACTCCCGCGAAGGATTTGAAACGAACTCCGCTTGGTATCTCTCAAAGAACGCCGATGCCGATCAAGTCTTGCAAGACGCTCGCGGGAGGTGGGAGGCTTTTAAAGTAAACTACCTTCCTAAAGCTAGGGTTGCCGATATTCAAGACACGGGATTCGATTCGACTCTATCTCTAGAGGTTGATTCCGTCCCATTCCTAGAAATTCGCCTCGCTTAATTTCCAACCAACCAAACCAAAAACCAACCAACCAAAACCAAATGAACCGCATCACTAAAAAACAGCTGCAAGCCCGCATCGAAACAATCAATTCAATCCTTCAACGCCCCGCCACTCCCTACACGCAAGTCGATGGGAAGCTAATCGCTAATATCGGCAACTTCTCCCTATCGCAAGCTTACGGGGGTTACGGGGTTCATCTCATGGTGAACGAAAACGGCGGGGTTTCCACTCCTATCTGGTATGGCCACATTCCCGCCCGTGATGCCTACGAGCGTCTATCGGCTTTCATCTCTGGCCTTCAATTCTCCAAGTAATGAAAACCTTATCTTCTCTCTCCCGCCGATCCCGCCGTCGCTTCTTTGAAAAGCTTTTCGCTGGCTTCCTTGTGATGCTCGGCCTCACGGGGTTTTTCCTCTCTCTGGATGCTTGGATGCAGGTTTTCAACGCCACAAAATGACAGCACATACCGCATTCCGCATTTGGTTCCACGAATTCCTCTCGGTTGATTGCTTCGCCCGCCATCACGGGTTGACACTAGAAAAGGCCCGCGAGTTAATCCGCGAAGGACGCGAAATTGAAGAACAAATTGAAAAACTCAAAACACAACACAACACAAAACACAACGAAAAATGAAATCCACCTATACAACGAAAAACCTTAAAGAACACTTGCGCCAAGGTGAATACGCATGGCCGGGAGGCTATCCCATTTATTTCATCACCACGGACGGAGCCGCGCTTTCCTTTAAAGCCGTTCGGGAAAATCTCCGGCTTGTGATGGATTCAATCAAGCGGGATTTGCGCGATGGATGGCAAGTTTGCGCGGTTGACGCAAATTGGGAAGACCCCTCCCTCTATTGCGAACACACAGGCGAACGGATTCCATCCGCCTATGCGGAAGACTTTGCGGAAGTGTAAATTCGAAACGGGCCTTTGCCCGTCTTGCGGGACTGGCAATCCGCAACTGATGAGAACGCCAACACACAACACACTAAAAAACCTATGGAAATTGACATCACAACACTATCAGAAATGAACGCATTCGACCTTTCACACTCTGTCGCGGAAGGTGGAGAGAATGCAATGCACAACACTTGGAAAAATAGCAAAGCGGAAGCAGGACGGAATCCCGTCCTCGACACTCCCGAAAAGCTCCAAGCTATGCGCGATTATGCGCGATCCTTTGGAGCGTGGAATGATGAGGAAATAGATGGGTGGAGTGATACCGAATTAAACGCATTACTCCTTCAAATGATCGCGGGAGATTGCCGTGAACTAGGCGCGGATTCACTCGCCGAAATTGATTGGGAAGAAGCAGAGGAACTGCAAGGCGAATGGCAAGCCCCATCCAATATGTTCAAAGGAACTGACGGGAAAATCTACTTCTACCTCGGGTTCTAACCTATTGTTTAACCACAACACACACGAAAACACATGAAAATCGAAAACAACACACTCCTCGGACACTATGTGCGCTGGGGAACCGAAATCAGCGACAACATCGTTAGCATTCCCGCTGGAGAATATGTAGATCAAAATGGACGCCTAGTTCTAATGCTGGACTCTGGCGAACCATCAGCAAAGCACTCTTACATTCCTGTTCAACAATAAAACACACACAAAAACACACATGAAATTCAAATTCCACGCTCATTGCACCGATTACCTCACGCTCGAAGTCGAAGCGGAGTCTCTTGAGGCCGCACAACAAATTGCCGAGGCTAGTGATGGCGGCGATTGG